TTCGAGAGGGTGACGGTCACGTGACGGTGGAACTCATAGAGGTTCCAGTAACGGTTGAGGACGTGATTAGGATTTTGCAGAGCTACAAGGCGTGTGCTCAGAGGGTATTTCGCAACAAAGTCAATTTTGTTTTCAATCGCAAGAAAAAAGAGATTCTCTTTGAGATTCCCGCGCCGGGCAATTTCTACAGCAAAAAAGTCGTGTACTACCAGCTCGGTTATCGCGTCCTTGGTTTAGAGGAGCTCATCAGGCCCGTCGCGTTGTTGAAGCTGGTGGACGAGTGGATTGAGCTTCTCGATGTGGACGAAGCGGAAGCGGTATTCTGGAGGTACGTGAACCATGATTTTGAAAGAGATTTGGATGACAATATAAGACGGTACGCAACTCTGAGCTATGAGGAGATCGCGAAGAAGATGAACACAGATCCAAAATGCGTTTGGAGATATTGCAGAAGGGCATTGGCAAAGATTCTCTCTTATGTCAATCAGGAAGTGTCAGATTTGGAAGGGTGAATGCGTCTATATAAGTGAAAAGGCAGGGAACCTGCCAAACGAGGAGGGGTGATTAAGGTGACGTACTTAGCAAATGCGTTCAGTCTTGGAATGTTGCCAGACCAAGCAGAGGAAACAGTTTTGAGAGTCAGAAAAGTTTCAGTTGAGGAAGCTATTGCATTTGTCAAGGACGAGTTTACAAGTGTTGTTGGGCATCCGGGAACTTCGAGTGTGCTTGAGAAGTTATTGAATGTGCCTGTACCAACAAACAGAATTGCAATCAAATTGGTTCCGGGTGACAAGATACTTGTTTTCCAACTGCTGACGCGTTTGGAAGAGGGTAAAGTTCTGAGTGAAGAAGAACTAAAAGAGTTGAGGTTTGCATTCTACATCGTCGAAGTTGCCTAACTGAAAGGAGCGTGTTAAGCACAGCGGGGCCTTGTGCCCCGTTTTATTTTGCCGTACCATGATACATTCTATTAAAGAAGTGTTTACAGTATCGTCATTGACATTGGGGTATTTTTGGGGTATATTTGGGGTAGAAGAGCATAGAGATATAAGATCTAATGAAAAAATGAGTCTGAAATCTTAGAGAGGGGGAGAAAGTATGAGGAGTTTCAAGATTGAGAATGGTGCACTTGTGGAGGTACCGATTTTTGAAGAACACGAACGCGGTAGAAACTGGATGGCAAAGATTTCTTTCGATCCGAGGTCTCCGGCAGGATTGAGCAGAGAGTTCATGAAGCGAGCAAGAGGCAAATACTTTTATATGGTTGAGGGACTGAAAGTTGGGGACGCAATTGAGTTTGGAGCCGATTATTGGACGTCCTCGGGACGCAGAAACACAAACCGAGTATATGCCGCAGTAGTGAGCATAACCTCTACAGAACTTGTTCTTGAGTTACTCTCCACGCCTGATGAAGCAATTGAGGCAGCAAAGAAGATCCGTGAGGCAGCAGAAAAAGCCGAGCCAGTTGAAGTTTCAAGCGAGCTGGAAAGGTTTTCTGATGCAGAATTGATCGCTGAACTTGAAAAAAGAGGGTACAAGGTTACAAAGGCCGAGTGAGGAGGGGGAGAGTATGAGGAAAGATAGCAGAATGGAGATTCGGGTGAAGTTAAAGAGAGACGAGTACGAAAGGATCAAAAAGGCAGCCGAGAAGCGTGGAGTTCCAATAGCAAGTATGGTGAAATTTGTGGTTTTCAAGTACATTGAAGATCAGGAGAGGGAGGGAAAGAAAATGTGGGTAGAAGATTGGTTGTTGAGGCGACTATCGGGGCAATGAAAGAAGAGAAAAAGTCTTGACGGTGCCATAAAAACAGGGTATAATATGCTATGATAGGTAAAGTCTACGATAACGGGAGCTGAGAAGGCTCCCGTTTTTGTTTGTGCAAATCCCGAACCTCCCACAAAAACGTTGTGCTTTTGCCTGCGGTCCTCCCCCGCCGCAGGCCTTTTTATTTGGTGAGGTGAGTAGCATGGCAAGAAAATGCAAGAAAAAACTGCTCTCTCAAAAACAATTGAGAGCGATCGAAATGTTGATCAATCCTGAAGTATCGTACACGAAGGAAGAAATAGCGTCTTGCATAGGAATTAATTCGGCAACGTTGTACAGGTGGCTTCAGGATGCGCGCTTTCTTGAGGTCTTGAACCAAAAGGCGGAAGAGTTGCTGGGGGCGTCCAAATACCGCGTGCTTCGTGCTTTGTTGAAAAAGATAGATGAGGGCGACGTTCAAGCGATGAAATTGTATTTTGAAAAGATTGGAGAGATTCAGAAGCTCAGTGCTCTAAAAGTCACGGTTGATCTGGGAGGTCTTAATGATGTTCCCGATAAGGCTGCAGGTCAAGCCGAAACCACATAGCGGTCAGCTTGCGTTCTTGAGCAGCGGGGCAAGATTTCGAATTGTGGCTTGCGGGCGTAGGTTTGGCAAAACAACCGGGGCAATCATGGACATGCTGAAGCATCTCGAAAAGGGAATCACAAGGTTTTGGTGGATCGCGCCGACTTACCAGCAAGCCAAAATAGCCTTTCGGGTTCTTGTTGCTGCATTGCCTAATTCGGCAGTTAACATAAACAGGTCTGAACTTAGGATTCAGTTTCTTGATATAGCTGAATTTGAGTTCAAAACTGCTGAGCGACCGGATAATCTCAGAGGCTTTGGGCTTGATTATGTGGTGATTGACGAAGCAGGGTACATTGCCGATGATGTGTGGGAAGCTGTGATTCGTCCAGCTCTCGCAGACAGGCAAGGAAAACTTCTTGCAATAGGCACACCACGGGGCAAGAATTGGTTCTATCGTCTTTGGCTTAAAGGACAGGAAAGAAACCAAACAGAATATCAAAGCTGGCAAATGCCGTCATGGGTCAATCCTTTCTTGCCGAAAGCTGAAATTGAAATGCTTAAGGCTACGCTTCCAGAGCGCATATGGAAACAAGAAATAGAAGCTGTGTTTCTTGACAATGCTGGAGGTGTTTTCAGAAACGTTGAGGCTGTCGTACAAAGCTATGCGCTTCCAGCGCAGCCGCAAGGGCGAGTTATCGTTGGTGTTGATCTTGCAAAATATGAAGACTTCACCGTCCTTGTTGCAATGGATGAAAGAGGGCGAGTGATTGACTTTGATCGCTTCAATCAGCTTGACTGGGAAATTCAAAAAGCTCGGATAAAAAACATGGCACGTAAGTATAACGCGACATTGGTCCTTGATTCAACGGGCGTAGGAGACCCGATCTATGAGGATCTCAGAATGATGGGTCTCTCGGTTGAGGGCTATAAGTTTACCAATGAGAGCAAGGAACGACTCATAAACAACCTTGCAATTCAGATTGAGAATCGCAAAATACTGCTGCCGAACATTCCCGAACTGATCAGCGAGTTGCAAGCTTTTGAATATGAGATCCTACCGTCTGGAATGGTGCGATTTGGGGCTCCAACGGGTTATCACGACGACTGTGTTATAGCTCTTGCACTTGCAGTTTGGGGATCACGGACACAACGCGATGCAACAGTTCTCGACAAATCCGACTGGGGCGTCTGGTAAAGGGGTGACAAATGTGAATATAACTGAACTCGATGAAATTCTTGGATCACCGTATGCTTTAACAACCAGAACAAAAGCAATGCAAATGTTTGATCTCTATACGAATAATCACGCGATTCTGGAAAAGCCAAATAAAGTAGTCGCCGGGAAGACTTTTCGCACCACGAAGCTGCCGCTGAACATGTATCAGCTCATCGTCCAATTCGTCGTTGACTATGTCCTGTCGCAGCCTGTTACGGTATCGCATCCCGACGAGCAATTCCAAGAACTAATAAACGAGTTCCACAAATTGAACGTGATTCGAAGGCACAATCGCAAGCTGCTGGAGGCAATGTGCGTGTTCGGACACGCGTTCGAGCACTTCTTTGTGGACGAGGAAGGCAAACCGCGATTAAGACTAATTGACAACATGGCGGCGATCCCTTATTACGATGAGTTCATGAATCTCGAAATGTTTATTGAAGAATTCAAAGTGCAAAAGCTTGATGGGACTGAACAAAGAATCTGCCGAGTCTTTACCAAGGACACGACGACCGAGTTCACAGGCGAAAAAGATACATGGCTCGCAAAAGAAGAGAATGAAAATCTGTTTGGACTTCCTGTCATTGGCTACGTAAACGCGGAATTTCATCGGCAAATTGTGAGTGATATCGAGCAGATACAACCGCTTGTTGAGGAACTTGAGAAGGTTCTCAGCGACTTTGGAGATACGATCAAGTATCATGCTGACCCGATCCTTGTCGCGTTTGGGCAGAAACTCCCAGACTTGCCAGCAAGGGCGGGAAAGATCCTGAACTTTGAGAAGGGTGCTGATGTGAAATATCTCACGTGGGATCAGAACGTCGGCGCGATTGAGTACTACGTGAAGCAGTTGAAAGAATTGATCTTTGAGTTGACAATGACGCCGAAAGTCTTGATCAATCCTGCAACTGTGAGTAACCTTTCGGGTGTTGCTCTCAGAATCATGTATTCTCCAGCGAGTATAAAAGCAAATGCGAAAGAGTTGACTCTGACATCTGGAATGATGAAGCGTTACGAGTTGCTTGCAAAGTATTTTGAATTGAAGACAGGCAGAAAAGTTGACTTGAGTGAGTTGGACATCAACTTCGCTCGCACGGTGCCGACGAACGAGAGCGAGCTAATCAACAGCGTGCTGATGATGTATAGCGCTGGGCTGATCAGCAAAGAGACAGCCCTCCAACTGGCTCCATATGTGGAAGATCCGAAAGCTGAACTGGAGAAGATGAACGAGGAAAATGAAGATGTTTATGTAAAACAATGGGAACAGGAACTCAGCCAAGGCGAAGAAGCTGAGGCGGAGGCAGAGGAAGAATGAGAGCGGATCTCGAGTTGATCAAAAAGTTTGAAGAATACTACGACAAGAAAATTCTCGAGCCGTTCATTGCGGCTTTGATTGATCTGATAGAAAGCACAGGATTCCGCAACTACACAATTCCCAAGCAATTCAAACGCAAGCTGGACATTCTGGTAAGACGCTGGGCGATGGACTTTGAGAAGGGACTCGAAGAAATCTTTGACGAAGTCGAGGCGAAGGTTTACCGTGAATGGTTCAAAGAGCTTGCGAGTCAGTTGCCACGGCGATTCAGATACAAGCGGACTGAATATGTTGTGGACAAGCAAAAGATGAGAATTCTGAAGCGAACGTTCGACCGATGGATCGTCCACGTCTCTTTGGTGAAGCGAGCGACGTTCGACATTTGGAAGCACTACGAAATAGACGGGTTGAAGCTCTCAGAACGGATCTGGAAACACGCAAGGGAGACGGCGAAGCAAATCGAGAAACAAGTCACACTCGCGTTGCAAACAGGAATGAGTGCCAAGCGACTGCGAGATCAGATCCTCGCAACCACCGAGCAGCAACCGGTGACAATTCCAAAGTATTTGCAAAAGCAACTGAGGGACGCGACTCCCGAGCAGATCGCGAAGAAAGTTGCCAAGTATATCGAGAAAAAGCAGAAGTACAACGCGATGAGAGTCGCACGAACCGAGATCCAAAGAGCATGGAGGATCACGTATGTGGAGCAAAGCAAGAAATTGCCGTTCGTGAAGGGAATCAAGTGGAACTTAAGCGGCAGCCACAACATAAATGACATCTGCGATGAGCTGGCGACTGCGGACGTGGGGCTTGGACCTGGAGTTTACCCACCGAACGCGGTTCCCTTCAACGGCCAGCCCGCTCATCCGCAATGTATGTGTAATCTTACCACAGTTCTAGATGAGTTGGAGGTGGTTTAATGGCTGAGGTGATGAAAAGAGATAGAGTGTGGAACCCACCTGCCGCAGGAAGCAAAGAACGAGAAGAAATGCCATCTCACGTGTTCCTTGATCCTGAGAATAAACGCTATCCTTACAAGAAGTATGTTGACGGTGAATGGAAAATCTCTTGTGCAGGACTCTTAGCAGCGTACAGAAGAGCGATCACGCAGAAAGATCAAGTGATTGCAAACAAGGCGAGAAGGATTGCCGAAGAAAACAAATGCCCTTGGGCAAGTAAAGAAGAATAGGAGGGATTTGAATGGCAGAGGAAACAAAGAGGACTACCGAGGAGCAACTTCCAAACGAAGGGGCTCAAGGTGGGACTCAAGAAGAGAAAAACGAGGCTCTTTATGACGACAACGATCCTATCGAGGTACTGAAGGCGACAGCAAAACAATACGGACTGAATGAGGACGAGATCGCGATCATGACCAAGAAGGAACTGCAAAGCTTTCTCGACAAGAAGATCACCGAGGCGATCAAGACTCGAGAGGAAAACTTGAAAAAGAAAATGGAAGAGGAGGAACTCAAGAAGAAACAGCAATTTGAGGAACTTTTGAAATTGCGAGAAAGGGAGCTGCTGGAACTAAAAAAGCAGGTCTTGATTCAAAACTCTGGGCTTCCGTCCGAACTCGCAAAATTAGTCGAGGGCGAAACGGAAGAACAGATTAAAGAAAAGATCGCTACTCTTCAAGATCTGTGGCAGAAGACAATTGAGACAAGCGTCCAGAAAGCACTCGAAGAAAGGCTCAAAGGCAAGACTCCGACAGCTCCAAAAGAGCAGGCACTAAATCTTTCCCGTGAGGCTCTGAAGAAGATGACGCCTGAACAGATTAACGAGTTGTTTGAAAATGGAGAACTTCAGAAATTGCTGAAACGAGGAGGTTGATGTGAATGGCACTTGATGTTTTTATACCTGAGATATGGAGTGCAAGATTATTAGCACATTTGGATAAAAGGCATGTTTACGCAAAACTCGTGAATCGAGAATATGAAGGAGAGATCAGGAACGTCGGCGATACAGTTAGAATAAACCAAATTGGCAATGTCACCGTCAAGGATTACACCAAAAACACAGCTATTCAAGCTCCAGATACGCTCACAGGAACTCAACTTACACTAACTCTTGATCAAGCAAAGTACTTCAATTTCGCGGTGGATGATATTGAAGCAGCGCAGGCAAACGTAAAGCTCATTGATAAAGCAATGCAAAGAGCAGCTTATGCTCTCGCTGATACAACAGATCAATACATTGCTTCTCTTGTATCTCAAGCAGGTATTACAATTGACAATGGAACTGGTGGTGCGATCGTTGTTGATGGAACAAATGTCAAAGCGTATGACTTGCTTGTAGACATCGCTGTTCAACTCGAACAGAATAATGTTCCTGCTGCAAACAGATGGATCGTTGTTCCACCATGGTTTATGGGACAACTACTCAAAGATGACAGACTCATGAGAGTCGACTACAAAAACATGATCGCAACCGGAGAAATCCCCGGTATCGTCGGGCTCAAAGTTTTCGTAAGTAATAACGTTCCTGAAAATGCTGGAGAATACTCTGCAATGGCCGGCGTTCCTGAAGCAATCGCATATGCTGAAAAAGTGATCAAGATGGAAGCTTATAGGCCCGATGACAGATTCGCAGATGCCGTAAAAGGGCTTCTCGTCTATGGTGCAAAAGTGCTCCTTGCAAACGCTCTCGCAAAAGTTCTTATATCTGAATCATAATGAGAATAGAGGTGGGGCGTAAAGCCCCGCTTTCTTGAGGTGATACGATGACAACGCTCGATAGGTTGAAACTCTTGGCAAAGCAACTTTTAGAGCGAGAACAGTACACGGATAGTGAACTTGCGAGTTTCTTGACAAGATACAGTTTGACAGGTTCCGAAGACTGGACAAGCGAAAACGACGACAGCGTTTGGCTTGCATATGCCGACCTTCTCGAAGCTTACTTGTCATCGTCCGTGGACTATGACCAAGGCGAAATAACCGAACGAGTTGACCGCGACGCAATAGCTGAGCAGATTGCTGAAATTCGCAGGCGGCATGCAACGGCGGAACTGAGAGATCTTTACAACGAAGGTGAGGAAGAATGGTTCTGACGTTGATTAAGGAAACGCAAGGATTCGATGAATGGGGAAATCCAGTAAGCCAGAGCTCACAAGCGAATTATGATATTGAACCCAAAGACTTTCAAGCATTTGGAAAATTCGATCAACTTGATATAACAGACGAAGGAAGCATGAAGCATAGAATGAGGATTCTCTTTTTGCGAAATGGTTTAAAGGATACACCAATTGATCTTGGAGACGTGGTTGAAGTCGAAGGAAAGCGATATTCTGTTCTGGAAATCCGAGAATTTACTAACCACAAAGAAGTGATCTGCCATGCCGTGGAATAAAACGCCTGAGGAGTTAATCGGCAAACTTAAAAATTACATTCAAAAAAGCGAAGAGAATCTTGTTTTGATACTACACAGAATAGGCCAAGAGGCTGTGAATTGGGCAAGAGAAAACGGAAGTTACACTGATAGAACAGGAAATTTGAGAAATAGTATAGGGTACGTAATTTTTAAAGATGGTGCTGATATCGCTTTCAAAGGCAATCAACCAGCTCAGCAAAACAAAGATTTGATAATACGCTTGGTAAAGGGGAAGATCCCGGCTCAAGGTTATGCTCTCGTCGTCTATGCTGGTATGGAGTACGGCATCTATGTGGAAGCAAAAGGATACATCGTTCTTTCAGGAGCTCTGGAAAACTCCATAACAGCCAAAGCGCTTGATCAGGCCTTGAAGAAGGTGAAAGCATGATTCACGACGAAATTGCAAGTTCGTTCTATGCCAAATTAAACGGTGTAGGGGTTCCTGTGTTCAAGCATGTTTCGAATACAGCCGGGGAAAGAATAGTGATTCAAGTCAAAGCAAACACGATTGAGATTCTTCAAACAGCGCAGGTTTGGATTCTCGTTTATGCAGACACAATCAACAACTTACCAAACATGACAAGATTAAACCAGCTAAAACAAGCAATCGAAAACGCGCTTGTAGAACCATTCACAGCTCCGTCTGGAGAGGTTTTGCTCGTCGAACCAATCAGCATAGACGGGCCATTCGTCGATCCCCAGATTCCTAGTGAAGCTTATTTGATCTTGCGTTATCGTGTAAAGGCGAGGTGAGAGCGTGGACAAATACAAATGGAGAATTGAGGACGTCCAGATTGACAACGGACAGACAAGGCTAATCGTCGAATTCGCGTACGCTTGGAAAGAAGAAACAATCGAGACAGAGGAAGGCACAACGACAAACTTGACGGCTCAGAAGCAAAGAGAAGTTTTGACGGTTCCAGTTGTTTTGAGTCCTGAGCAGATAGTTCAACACTTGGACGTGTATTGGGCGAACAAGTATGGTCCGCTTGATGCCCTTGCAACGACTCTGAATCAAATCCAAGGCCTTAAAGGCTATGTTAAAAGCTACTGAGTGAAGGAGGTTGAGAAGTATGCCAGATCTCTTATTTAGTGTATCCAAAGTCGAAGTTTCCAACGATGGAACGACATGGACAGACTTGGGGGTGACGAGAGGCGGAGCGAGGCTGACGCAAGATGTAGAAACAATCGAGATCACAAGTGATCAGAATGCGGATCCTGAAGCTGTGGTGCCCGTCAGAGCTCCCAAGACGATCACCTTAAACTTACTCGACGCAAAGCCGGACAACATAGCTCTGGCGTTTGGAGGAACTGTGAACGGGTCAACTGTCGAGATTCCAGCAGTCCTGAGCGGTGTCGAAAAGCAGGTTAGGATCACCACCAAGGCTGTGAACGGTGTGCAGTTCACCATAACCATTCCAAGGGCGCTGATAACGGGTAGGAGTGAGATCAACCTAACGAGCGACGACGCGGCTGTTCTGCCGTTGGAAATCAGGGTACTGACACCGTCCTCGGGAGCACCTGTGACAATCGCAAAAGTCTAATCATAAAAGCGGGGCTATATGCCCCGTTTTTTCTGTTTGAAAGGAGGAGAGCATGAGCGACCTGAATCAAATTGCAAATCTGCCGAGAAAAATAAAGATCGGCGAGAAAGAATACGAGATCAAATCACCGTCTCTTGGTGTCTCAGCTTTGATTGCAAGGGAGATGAGTGAGGTTCTGAAGCTTATTGACTTTGATATTAGCAAGTATCAAGCATCAAAACTGGATGACATGGTAAAAGGGATACTTTTTGGCATCTACAATGCAATCACAGGCGACAAAAGCGAGCAGATGATAGATCGAGTTTGTACGATTTTGGCTTACTTAATTAACAATAGCAAAGAAGAGAAAATAATCACGCGTGAAGAGATAAAATGGGGACTCTCGATTAATGACTTCCTGCCATTGCTGATAGATGTTTTGAAAGCGGCTGATTTGTCGGATTTTTTATTATTGCTGCTGAAGATGGCACAAGCGTACGACATCGAGGGGATAATCTCAGGTTCTCAAAAATGATCTTCTCGATTGCTCAAACAACTGGTTGGACGATTGAATATATAATTTGGAATCTCTCAATTCAGCAGGTAGTTCTTCTCTGTAAGGCGAGTGAAGAACTCTACGGGAATAAGAAAGATGTGAAGAGGCTCGAAGATTCCGACGATCCTGAAGGACTTTTCAGGCAAATCTTTGGAACAGACGTTTTTGAAGGCAGGTGAACGGAATGCCAGAATTAGATAGGCTTTATTACACGCTAGGAATCAAAACCGATGAACTAGAAAAAGGCATTAGAAGTGCAGAAGAAAAATTTAATAGACTTGCAGGAACGATTGGGAACATAGCGGCAACGATAGGGCTTGCATTTGGTTTCAAGCAGATGATTCAAGACATTAAGCAATTGACTTTCAATTTCGACCAAGCCATGAGACAAGTTTGGACGCTTACAGATCAAACAAAAGAAGAGTTCGACGCGATGAGACGGAGCATCATTGAGCTATCGAAGGAAGGACCTTACTCAGCGACACAACTCGCAAATGCCCTTTATCAAGTCATTTCCGCTGGTGTTGATGCTTCCCAAGCGATTGACTTTCTCCAACTTGCAATGAAGGCAGCTCAAGCAGGGGCGGCAGATTTGTTTACTGCTGTGGACGGACTCACTACGATTCTGAATGCTTGGGGTTTGGAGATGAAGGATCTTGAATCAGTATCGGACGCTGTCTTTGTTGCAGTTAGAGAAGGAAAGACGACGTTTCAAGAATTAGCTCAAAGCATTGGCTCAGTTGCACCGACAGCGTCACAGGCAGGCGTTTCACTCGAGGAGATTCTTTCCGCTGTTGCCGCGTTGACGAAGCAGGGTATTGCCACAAACAGAGCAATGACTTCGCTGAACTATGCAATCCAAAGTATCATCGCTCCAACTGACAAAGCGAAGGAAACAGCTCAAAGCTTGGGAATTGAATTCAATGCAGCTCAGCTAAGAGCGATGGGATTGGCTGAATTTCTTCAGTATGTTGGCGATGCAGCGGGAGGAAACACAGAAGCTTTGAGAGATCTATTTGGAAGTGTTGAGGCTCTCAGGGCGGTCTTTGCGTTGACCGGCACAGCTGCCGAAGACTTTGTAGAAATTCTGGGTGAAATCGAAAACGGAGCTGGAGAAACAGAGAAAGCAGCTGGCAAGATGACTGATTCACTTGAAAATCAGTTCAAACGTCTCCAAAATATTTTCGATGCAATAAAACTCAAAGTCGGTGAAGCGTTAACGCCTTTATTAAAGACCATTGCCGATCTTGGAGAAAAGTTCGCAACATGGATCGAGAATATGAGTCCTGCCGAGAGAACTATCCTTGCGATCTCGGGTGCCCTTCTCGCTCTGATTCCTGTCATTAAGACAGCTACCTTTGTGTGGGGTTTACTGAGTGCTGTCTCTGGCTCTTGGGTTGCGGCGGTTGCGGGCGTTGCTGCGGTACTTGGAACGCTAACAATCGCATTTGGTATGGTACGAACAAGCATTGAGCAAACAGCCGACGCGGGAGAAGAATTCACCGAGGCAATGGAACAGGTCTCTACGATCTCAATTGGCGACTTAGTGGCAAAGACAGCACAAGTTGGCAAGAATCTCGATGACGCGAGGAAGAGAATCGAGGATCTTCAAAAAGCAAGTGATAAACTCGTTCAACTTGTTGCTGATTACAACTTTGCTCAGGAGACGGGAATTGGCAATGCTAAAGAACTGAGAAAAGAGATCGAAGAGCTTCTAAAGACTTATCCTCAGTTGCAAGCGGCTGTCACCGTTGTCGGGGACAAATACGAAATCCAAGCCGATAAAGTCCGCGAGATTCTCCAACTTGAACTTCAGAGGCTCGATCTTGCGATCGAACAAGCCCGTGTTGAGCTTGAAGCATTGAAGCAGCAAGAACCGTTCGTGCAACAACAAGAAGAAATGTACAAGCGACTTGTCGAAAACACAAAACAGCGTTTAGAGGCAACGGAAAAGCTTGTTGAGAAGTACCGTCAGTTTGTTGAAAAAGCCTTTGATCCTGCACAGAAACAATTCGCGTCTCGGTTGCTTGCTGTGTATGAGCAAAGCGTGGAGAATCTCCGCAAAGAGCTTACTGAGTACAGCCAGAAGTATTCACAAGTTCTTGATCTGAAGCAGCAAGCGTTGACGCTTGAACAAAAGGTTAAGGCTCTCGAGGAAACAAGGGCTAAGACTCAAGAGAAGCTCAACGAGTTGAAGAGTGGAGAACTCCAAGTCCTCTCGACACAAGAAAAACGACTGAATGAGCTGAATGAACTGATTGCGAAGTACACAAAACGATTGGAAGAATACAAAGACAAATCCACGAAGGCATACGAAACGGACTACGAGATGCTGAAATTGTATATCAACGAGAAAATGAACCTGCTCAGGACAAGCGTCAGTTACTTGCTTGAACAAGGCGAGAACGAAGAAAAAATCCGTGGCCTTGTTGAAGAGATGCAAAAGCTCGAAGAAGAGCTGAAACAACTCGCACCAGCCAGCAAACAAACATTCGACTTCAGCGAGATTGAGAAAGGGCTGCAAGCTCTTAAGGACTTGACCGATGAGCAAAGCAAACAAGTGGGAGAACTGATTTACCGACAGACCAAATCCGCAATTCAATCGGCGTTGGCTCGTGCCTATCTGGAAGGGAACAAAGAGGCGATCGCTAAACTCCAAGATTTCGCAACTCAATTGAAAGAGTTTGAAGCGAAGTACGAAAAGACAGGAAAGACCGAAGAACAGAAAACCGAGCAAGAGCTACAGAAGGCTAAAGAAGAAATAGATTCGCTGTACGAAGCATTGGGCAAAGCGGTTGAAAAAGGCGATATGGAGCTTGCGAGCAAAATCTTCGAGGATCTCAGCAAGAAGCTTTCGACAGCGATGGCAAGTGCCTTCGTTGCAGGATTCCAAGACCTATTTGAGGAACTGGAGAGGCTACAGAAGGAACTCGAGGAAAAGTTTGCACAGCTGTTCGGTGAGGGTCTCAAGGCCGAGGATATTGAGAAGGCTATCGAACGAATAAAAGA